GATGTCGCGATCAACTCCACACTGCTGGCGGACGTGACGCCGTTCGGATGCTGCTTCCCGACGTTCATCCTTTGCAAGCTGATCCCGGAGCCCTATCTGGACGCGAACGACACCAGCCAGCCGCACGACAGCTACGCCACGCACGACCAACTAAAGCAGGCCGAGATGTACCTGCGGGCAGGTTGTGAAGGGTTCGTTGACGGAGTAACAACAACCTCGGTTGCTTGCGAACTGGGAAGCGTGTCGGCGTATGATTTTACGTATGAAAATCTGATGTTCCAAGCGTGCGAAAACCGATGGGTTCCGCTGATGCCTGCAAGCGTGCGACCGGATAACCCGTACAGCTTTGGACCGTTGCCTAACATGGACTTTTACGGGGTTCAGTTCAACGCGCTTGCCCGTGGAGTGAACCTGCTGACTGACGCGCGGATCATGCTGCCGTCAGAAGGTGAGCACAGGCTTATCTCGGGTAGTGCATCTGGGTCAATCAACGTGATGGACGCATGCGGGGATGGCGTAGCGTGCGCTGGGCTGTCATCTGGGACGTTCGTTTACGGGTCCGCAAACATTCCAGCACCAGCAACAACCGCAAGCTCCTGGAATGCGGGATTGTCCAACGGATCTGGCTTTGGCACGTCCATGGTGCAGGACGTGTCATCCGGCGTCGCGTGTACTGGTAGCCGGTGGAACATCGTCTCAAGCCGCAACGACATGCAGATCCGTTGGGTTTTGACGGACCCGGATAGCTACTACGCCCTACCCGGAAACCTCGGAAGCCTTCTGGAAACCAATTCCGTCGCAGCGATGTCGATTTACACCAGCGTCGATACCTATTCGCTGGCCTATGGCACGCTCGCTGAGGCTGGCGGAAACTCGTCCGGGCTCTGCGGATCGGTGTACGGGCGATTCGAGGTCTCGAACGAATCCAGCACGGTCTGCGGTGGGATGCAGAACACTATCAGCGCACCACACATTGGAGGGCTGGTCGGCATCGGATACGAATCCGCTTTTGTCGTCGCGGCTGCCGGTCCTTCGAGCGCATCAACGCCGACAATCTGGGAGGATGGGACAGCCATTGTCCGATGCCCGACGGTTGCCTACACGGGCGGGTCATGATGTTTCGGGTGACGGGCAGGATGAGGGCAACGGCGCCGGGGCAACCGCGCCAAACCGCACCAACCGGCGGTGGGGGTGCGGTCACGAGGTCGCAGTGCGAGGCTTGCGAGTGGTACCGCCCGTGGGCCAGGCAGTGCCTGCACCCAAGGGCTGGCTGCTGGGCGTCACCAGCTAGGGTTGACCCGTGGCGTTTGCTGCGGTGTCCGGTGGCAACTAGTAAGCAATCCTTACAGGTTGGCGGGTAATCGTTTCAACGGTCAACCGCGCGCCGGTAATGGTTTCGAAAGTGGCGTAATCGTTTTTGAGAGCACATCCACCGCCCGCGACATCGACCCGTAAGCCTCAGCCGCACGCTTGAGCCGTTCCCGCGTCTCAGGCAGCACGCGCAGGGATAGGGTGACCCGGCGCTTGCTGGGGGCCTTGGCGGCGTTTTTGTTGCCGCGACCGGCGTGGGGCTTGGGTTTCACTTAACGCAAAAGGTTGGGGCCATGGAGTAACGACCTAGGGCGAAAATGAACTCGCCGTCCCCGGTGTTGAACACCTTCACGCGGCGGGTCAGGCCGAGGGCTTTGACGGTGACGAAGGAACCTTTGCGCTCCAGCACGTGGGCGGAGAAGATGCAATCGTAGTCGCAGGCGCTGCGGGCGGTGAGGGTCATTCCGGCTTCGATCTGCTTTGTTTTGTTCTCGTTCACGGGATCAACTTACCCCACCAAATCCGTTTCGCAACACAAAACAAAACACGACAGCGTAACTCGTTGTGGATCAGGTAAATTCTCCTGCTCTTTTCTGGCGACAGTATCGGGAATGCGAATCACCGTGCGGCCTGTGGGGGTGATGGTTGTATTGATGTTGCAGAAATCAACCGCGAAAGCCACACTCCCCACGTGCGACGAAAACAAAAAGGGGGAAGGCGCGACGGAGCTGGTCGTAAAAAGGGCGAGCCAACGACCACTATTCGGGTTCCTATTACGCTTGCGAACGTAATCAGATCAACGAAAACGCTGGGGATTCCTTTGTCTGAATTGCGCTTTGCCGCAACGAGTTGCAAAGAATCGTCGGCGCGTTGATTGAATTCTGTTGCAGGAATCAACCGCTTGTTGTCTATTGACGACGTCGAGGCGATAAGGCTGAGACGAAAACAGAAAAACCAAAATGAGCACGATTCGAATCTACTCCCCTGAAGGTAGCCTCCCGCATACTAAGGCCGTCGCGTACGCCAACGCGGAGTCCCATATTCGGGCCAACGACCGGCGCGCTTCGGAGGCTAGGGTCCTCATCGCATACCACACCGGGAAAGGATGGGACCACTGGTCCGAGGTTGACAGCGGAGTCACTGACGACGGCGTCGACTGGTCAGATTGGGAGTACGATGAGTGCGACGGCGTGAGCGCCGAATAACCTCCAGCCAACACACCAAATGAAATGCAACAAGTGCAACGGCACCGGCGAGCGCGAGACACCCAACGGCAACGGCACCGTGATCCGCGTGGAGTGCCAGCAGTGCATGGGCACGGGTGCCAGCGCGGACGCGATTCGGATTGTGAGGAATCACCACGGGCATCTGTGCGCCATTGCGGAGGGCGTGGAATGAAAATGGATCTGCCTTTGTCGGTGGTCGTTGACATGACATTCAACGCAGCGCAACGCCTGGTTGAGTGCGGGCCTGATTCAAGAAAGAGCGCGGCCAGGATAATTCGGCAGTTCATTGCTGGGGCTCCAAAGCATCAACGCGGGCATCTAAAACTGAACCTCAAAGATGCAGTGGCCCACGCCAGACAATGCGGGAGGGCGCGATGATTTACGTGATTGCTGGACTCATGGCGCAGGCAGCCCTGATTGGATTTATGTTGTATCACATGGCGATTGCGAGGGAGGAACAGGAATGAGAACCTTCACCGAATACGCCATCGCATCCGCCGCAGTATTTGCTGTGCTGGTATTATTAATCTTCCGATGAAAACCCACCGCACCGACACGCCGGACACCACTCAAGAGTTCCGAGCCCGATTCCATGGCGCGTTTGAGGCTGGCCGCAGGATCACGCCAGAGATTAACATCGTCGGAAATCGAGCGACCAAGTTGGGCAGATGGAAAGCTGCTCAGCTCGCGTGGTACAAGATCCAGCAGGGCAAGGTTGCACCAGAGTCGAGGATTGCACTGGAGCGGGATCACGCGGACAAGTTCAGTTATTTTTTCAAACACGGCGGACGGTTGCCGATGGGGTTATGAAACGGCTGCTTGTAGCATGTGAGGAGTCTGGCGTTGTGCGTGAGGCATTTCGCAGCAAGGGGTGGGAGGCGTGGTCGTGCGACCTTCTTACGTCCAGAATTCCAGGACATCACTATCAGTGTGATGTTGTTCCGCTTCTTTCTCAGCACTGGGATATGGTAATAGCCTTCCCTCCATGCACTGATCTGTGCGTATCAGGCGCGAGGTGGTTTCCGGCGAAGATGTCGGATGGTCGGCAGCGGGCCTCCATTGAGTTCTTTAAGCGATTCACTGAATTGAAATGCAGATGGGCCATCGAAAACCCGGTGGGGATAATGTCAACCCACTACCGAAAGCCGGACCAAGTGATTCAGCCGTGGCAATTCGGTCACGGTGAGACTAAGGCAACTTGCCTGTGGTTGAATGGACTCCCCAAGTTGAAGCCAACCAACGTTGTTGACGGGAGAGAGAATCGAATCTGGAAAATGGGTCCTGGGCCTGACCGAGCCCGCGAAAGGTCCAAGACGTTCCAGGGAATCGCCGACTCCATGGCTGAACAATGGGGGACGATATGACCTCCGCACTCCTAGCCGCCCTAATCGCAGTCGAATCCGGGGGCAACAACCAAGCCATCGGCGACGAAGGCCGGTCCATCGGGTGTTTGCAGATCACTGAAGCCTGCGTCCGGGATGTAAATCGGATTTACGGAACCCACTACCGCTGGCCCAACGACTGCTTTGACCGAAAGGCGTCCGTTGAAATATGCGTAGCGTATCTCACGCACTACGGCGGGAAAAGTAAGTCGCTGGAGAAGGCGGCGCGGATCTGGAACGGGGGGCCAAAGGGGCACAGGAACGCGGAGACGCGGGCCTACTGGATCAAGGTCAAGAAGCATCTATGACAAGTTCACCAGATAAACAACATGTATAAAACACAACCAGGCGGATTCTCAGTTTGGTCCGAAAAGACCGAAAGTCTCAAGAGTCAGTACGGCAACACCAGCTATATTGTTTGGTGCCAGAAGGAAGCAGAGCGAGTTCTCAAGATGGGCCGCAAGCTCTACATCTGGACCCGTGGAGAGCTCTGCTGCTTGCACAAGAAACCTCAAGTTTTGGATGTGGACTGATTACTAACAACAACCAATGAGCACAACAACCGCAGTTGCAGTACAAGATAAGAAGCCGTCAGCACTCGCCGCAATGGCGTCACGGGTCAGCGTTGACCCTGACAAGCTGATGTCGGCACTGAAGGCCACGGTCTTCAAGAACGCCAGCAACGAAGAGCTTCTGGCCCTCGTCGTGGTGGCAAACGAGTATAATTTGAACCCGTTTCTCCGTGAGGTGTTCGCCTTCCCCGCGAAGGGTGGCGGAATCACCCCGGTCGTCTCCGTTGATGGCTGGATAAAGATGGTGAACCAGCATCCGCAGATGGACGGCCTGGACTTTGAATGGGGATACACGCCTTCAGGAGAACTGGAGTCCTGCACCGCCATCTATTATCGAAAGGACCGCAGCCGTCCGATCCGGGTCACGGAGTACCTGTCCGAGTGCAAGCGCAACACGGAGCCGTGGAAGATGGAAAGCCGGATGTTGAGGCATAAAGCGTTGATTCAGGGGGCGCGGGTCGCATTCGGGTTCTCTGGCATCATGGAGGAAGACGAGGCCGAGCGGATCACCGTTGAAGTTGAGCCATCACAATCCATCGCCGCCCAGGTCGCCGAAACACCAGCACCCGCCCGCAAGCCTCGCGTGATTGAGGCGGTCAATGAGGATGTGAAGATGGAAACCGCGCCGACGTGCGATAACGATGGGGGGCTGCAATGAGCGCCACCCAAACCCAAGTCGGCGGCTCGCACTACAAGGACATGAAGATTCAACCCGTTGACTACATCCACGCGAATGGACTCGGATTCATTGAAGGGTGCGTGGTCAAGTACGTCTCGCGGCATAAATCCAAGAACGGCAAGCAGGATCTGGAGAAGGCCAAGCACTTCTTGGAGCTGCTGATTGAGAGGGAGTATCCGGATACAAAGTTTGAAGCGCCGGGATATATTCAACTCAACGATGGGTTTACATTTGAGGATGGGGACGAGTTCTACAGCGACATTTACGACAAGTGGAAGCCAATGCCACAGCATTACATTGGATCGGCATTTGACTCAAAAGTGTTTGCCCCGTGCCGCCGACCAATAGCGAAAGGATCCAAATGACCACCTTCCCAACCGGAATCCACCTCAACATTCCCGCCGACGTTTACCACGCGGCTAACGGGGTCAGCAACAGCATGCTGGCCAACATGGACCCGCCCGCGCGGTTGCCGGTGTATCTTAGTAAGAAGCGGGAGGTGACGCCTTACATGCGACTCGGGACGCTGATTCATCATGCGATCTTGGAGCCGGAGAAGCCGATGCCTGGCATCTGGGTTCAGCCGCCAACATACGAGACCGACGAAGGGGAAGTGAAGCCGTGGCACAACGGGGCAAAGAAGTGCAAGGATGAGGTGGCCAAGCAAAAGGCTGCGGGGAATGAGGTGTTGAAGCTCGACGAGTTTTCCGCGCTCCGTGAATGCGTCCGCGCCCTAGAGTCTGACGAGTTGGTCGCCAACTCACTGGCAACCGGAGAGGGCGAGGTATCAGTCTTCGCTGACCTCAAGCTGCCATCGGGCCGCACCGTGACCCGCCGTTGCCGTCTCGACTGGATCCGCAGCGGACAATGCGCCTACGACATCAAGAAGGTGGGGGAAGGTAAGGCGGACAAGTGGGAGTTCGCAAAGCTGGCACGGGATCGGCGGTACTTCGTTCAGGCGGCGTACTACATGGACACCTGGAATGCGGTTTGCATGCCGCTGGAAAGGATCAGGGCGTTCTGCTGGCTGGTGGTTGAGGACACCGCGCCGTATCTGGTGACCAAGTATCACATGGAAGAGAACTCGGAGACTCACTGGAAGGCCCGCGAGATCTACACCCGCGACCTTGAAACATACGCCCAGTGCGTAGAAACCGGAATCTGGCCTGGTTATGCGCCGGGGTTTCAGGAACTGAAATGGCCAATGGGATGGAGTAAGGATTGAAAGCCCTTCAACACTGCGGACTGACACGCGAGCAAGTTCTCGCGATGACTGGGACCGTAAAGCGCGAGACGGACAGGGTTCCGATATCAGACCAAAAGAAGCGCCAGTTCCAGCGGTTGATCCTGTCTGGATTCAGCCAAGTCGGAGCGGCGAAGCGATTGGGGTTGGCTCGCGGGAGCGCGAACTATTTGGCGAAAGGATTGAGGTGAGATACGAAGAGTTTCTGGCTACGAAGACGGTAGAGACTAGAGCCCACGGATTTGAACCAGTGCTTGAGTTTAATAAGCACCTGTTTGAATGGCAAAGGCTCGTGATTCGCTGGGCAATTAAACAGGGAAGGTGCGCCCTCTTTGAGGACTGCGGTTTAGGGAAAACGCTTCAGCAGCTGGAGTGGGCAAGGCATGTCGAGCATCACTCGCGTGCGCCGGTTTTAATACTGTGCCCGCTTGCGGTTGCGTCTCAGACGATTCTAGAGGCAGCTAAGTTCGGGATCGGTCACGTTGTGAAAGTAAAGGAAGCCAACGAAATTGGAGAGCGCGGAATCTACATCTGCAACTATGAGCGGCTAGACAATATCGAGTCAGCGATTCATCGCGTTTCAGGAATCGTACTAGACGAGTCCAGCATTCTGAAGTCGTTCACAGGGAAGACTAGAACTAAGCTTACCAGTCTGTTTTCCGAAACTCCGTATCGCTTGGCTTGCACGGCAACCCCGGCACCAAACGACTTCATGGAATTCGGCCAGCACTCCCATTTCCTTGGCGTGATGGACTCCAATGAAATGCTAGCCAGGTGGTTCATCAACGACACGATGAACTTCGGAACCTACCGACTGAAAGGCCATGCCCGAGGTGACTTTTGGAAGTGGGTCGCGACTTGGGCTGCATGCGTTTCAAAACCTTCAGACCTCGGATTTGAAGACGAAGGCTACAATCTGCCGGCTCTTACACTAAATGATCATGTTGTCGCGGTTGATTACACGATTAACTCTGGAGATGGGGAGCTGTTCCGAACGCCGGACGTTAACGCAACGTCAATCCATAAAGAGTTCAGACTAACCTGCCCGGCAAGGGTTGCAAAGGCTGCGGAGATTGTATCGTCGGACACTAGCTCACCCTGGGTGATCTGGTGCAA